CCTTACGACGCAGGGCGCGGACCTGACGCTCCGACGCGCGCACACTGTTCCACAGCGAATGAACCCGTCGGGAGAGCGTTGTCTCATGCACTATCCGCCCAGTCGCAGCGCTGCGCACCACAATGGTGGCGTAGTCGTTGAGTCCCACGTCTACGCCGATCATCCAGTCGCCCGAAAACTGCACAACCGGGTTATCAGTCACGACCGTGAAGACGAAAACAGGCTGGCCCTCCTGAACCCGGATGAGGGGCAGGGTGACCTTGCCGCAAGGAAACCTGGTGTTATCGAAGTCGAAGACCAGCCGATACCATCGCCCCTGAATAACCATCCTGAGCACGATCTCACCACTGGTAAACGGGTCATTTTCGATGGCGGCGTATTGCTTATCCACGGTACCGAGGTTCACATAATCGCCGCCATATGACGGCGCGGACCCGTTTGCAGTTCGTTTCCACCCCTGGCTCACGTACTTGGAACTCTCGCCGTTTGTGGCCTTGATGCGCTCCTGCCAGGAACGGTACGAAGTGACGACGTTGTACTGCACTAATCTCTCTTTACGCGACCTACCTGCCCGCCCCGCCGCCAGAAAAGCAGGCATAGCCCCCCCCGCCCTGCGCCCCGCCACAGCGGGAACCGTCGCAGTAACACGTGCCAGCTCGTCGCCTAGAGCCTCGTCGTTACGAACCACGTAGGTTGCGTAAGCCGAGATGTCGCGAACCTCAGACGCAAGCCCCGCCAAAACGCGAGCGCCATCTAGTAGCTCACCATTCAGGTCCAGAATATGGGTCGGGCGCGCGACAAACGCCCTGTACGTCTGGTTCTTAGCCAACGCGACCCTCCTCCTGCCTTACTTGTCCTCTAGGTTCTTGCTTACGCTGTGAATAGTAACAACAACCTTAGCTGTCAATTAGCCTTCGCGCGGATGATAGACGCGGACGATGGCTTCAATCGGCATGAGGGGTTTGGGTTTGTCCATGAGAGGTTCCTATTCAGGCTTGTATACGATGTCCCTGGTCGGGTGAAGGCGGGTGTTCGCGTCGGGGCGGATGAAACCTATATTGTCGATGCGACGCATGATTACATCCCCGATCTCAGTTGAGGGGTCGATCTTCGGGGACTTGTGTCTTGAACGATCAACCTTGAGTTCTTGGAGCCAGACCGTTTTCTCGGTGCGCCTCACGACCTTCCACGCGCGCTCAGCTGCCAAAGACACGTAGATCGTTCCCACTGGGGGGATAGTGAAACGGCCTCGCATGGCTGACATTTCATTGACTCCTCTCAGCTAGTTGGTGGGTGTGTAGATGTCTCGGTACAGGTCTGTGTACACGCCCTTGCGGATACACAGGCTCGCGTCGTAGAGGACTCGGCGTTTGATCGATGGGATGTCTGTGCGAATCATGCCGGGCACCGGGTTTCCTGCTGTGTCGGTGACGAGTTGGCGCAGCCACACGGTCTTTTCGGTGCGTCTCTCAACCTGCCAGTACTCATCTTCGCAAGACCCAATGGGCTTCCACTTGTTCAGTCGGTAGATGGTTCCGACTGGCGGTGCGACGAGCTCGCGTTTTGTCATGGCTGCGGTCCTTTCTTCCATGGGTGAGCAGATACTATCTGCGTTTCCTGTGTGCGAATACGCGCCGACACCGTGGACGGTTACCGCTTCATGCGACGTTCGGTTAATGGTGGTATTCGACGGTCGCGACTCGACGCAGGTTGAGGTCGGGTCGCTCGTTCACGAATCGCGTGGGGAGGGGCGTGCCGGGGAGGTATCGACGCTTGTTGCCGTAAAGGTGCTGGTTTTCTGCGAGGAATCGCGCGTCTTTGGGTGTGATGGTGTCTTGAGTTTCCTGGTGTCGCTTGCGCGACCAGTTACCGGACGGCGTGCGGTATTCGATCCAGCGCGTGTAGGTTGCGCTGGTGACGTTTCTGAGGGCTTCGTCAATGGTCATCATGGTCGGTTTTTCCTTTCATGCGGCGTTCGATCTCCTGGAAGATCTGGGCTGTCCCTCTGGGGGCGCGCTTGTAGGTCTCATCGATGCGAATGTTGGTGCCGTCGGCGCGTTTACGTAGGCCGCTCTGCGTGTATATCCAGGGTCCACGAATGAGCGCGTACTCGGTGACGGTTCTGTGGGTGCGCTTGTCGATCCAGTGCGTGTAGGTAACGCGAACCTTGCGTGGGGCGGCGGTTTTCGCTGCCTGTGCTTTCTGTTGGCGTTGCGCCCATACGCGGTAGAGGTCTTGCACATCCTCTGGCGTGCTGGTGGACCAGTGGGCGATGCTGGGGCGGCAGAAGTCCGTGCGGTTGTAGTGCTTCGAGGTGTGGTGCCACTCTTCGACCTCGAGGAAGTACTCTCGCAGGAACTCGAGCGGGTATTTGTCGAGCTGTAGGTACGTTCGAGCGTTGGCGGGGAGCGCGTCCAGGATGTCAGCCTTGTTCCACTTGGAGCGGGGGCGCAGGCCGCGGTCGTATGCGTCGATGGCGTTGTTACTCATCGACCAGTCGTCAGCGTAACCAGCCATGTTTCACCACGCTCCCACGCTGTAGCCCATGGAGGTGAACGAGGCAGGCGGGACGGGGAGGCCGTCGATGCAGGCCTGGCACATGAGCTGCCCTCGTTCGAGGACGATCTTGTAGGCGTTCACGGCTGTGGTGCGGAACGTGTGGGCGTTGATGCACCACCAGGTGTAGGTCTTGGTGGGATCGCACTCGAGGATGGGTTTGTCCTCGCGCCAGTATGGCAGGAGCACGCTTGCGTCCACGTAGGGGATCTCGGTGTTGTCGGCGTTGTTGCTCATAGTGGGAACCTGTTTCCGTATTGGCCGTTGACGGCCAGGTCGAGGCCATCCTTGAGAATGCGTTCTGCGTAGTACGTGGGGCGACCGTGCTCACCTGTGTACGTGGGGCAGGCTCCGCTGCCTGTGGGGCCGACCGTGATGAGGGCGCTCGAGCGGGCCCTGCTGGGTAGGTAGAGGCCCCTGGGAGTGGCGCGGGGGCGGGGGCGTTTCCCGGAGTGGCTGAGCCAGGCTGAGGTGTCGTCGTAGCCTAGCTGGAGCTGGTGGTAGTCGCGGATCTGGGAGATGAGGAGAGCTGTGAGAGACACGTTCTCCGTGAGGAGCGTGCGCAGGCGCGAAGTGGAGAGCGCGTTGGAGGAGACGAGGGTTGCGTTGTTCGCCTGAGCGTCGATGCCGCCCGCCCATCTGAACGGTTCATACTCCGCCTGGTAGTTGGCGATGATGTTGACTGCCTTGATGATCTTGGGAGTGTCGGGGGCGTGGACGATGGAGCCGTCGAGGTCAACCATGAGCGCGTCAGGGCTTCCCTTTTCGATGAGGTAGACAGCATCCGGGTACAGGAAGTCCATGCGGTACTCGTACTGCTTGCCGGGTTTGATGTAGTTGGCGAGGAGGGCAGTGAGGCCGAGCTCGCGTGGGGTGCCGATCTGGAAGATGTTTGTCCACGTCAGGATGAAGTTGCGGGATGTATCTAGGATGCGGACGACGGTTTCAGGTTGCCCGTCGTGGCCAGCCCACCGGATGCCGGCACGCTGGGGGTGATGGCTGTAGCCTCGTTGCATGTTGCCGTTGAGGAGGTCTTCGAGGGGGCGGTGATTGTGGGGGATGTGATCGTGGTACACGGTGGGGCCTTTCAGGCGTAGTGGGAGATTCCGACGGATCCGATCTGAACGCCGTTACGGTCGCGGATGGGTTCGCCGGGGACTCGGATGTCCGGGCGGTGGTAGATCTTGAGGGCTTCAGCGGCGACACGGGACACGATGATGAACACGCCAGGGATCGGATCGGGCAAGCCGATGCACTGATCTGGGTGGTTGACGTTCAGGGTCTCGGGGATGCCGGGGAAGGTCTCGGGGAGTGGCTGGTATTCGTCGGGGACTCGGACGATGGTGCCTGATGTTGGGATGACGCACAGAGGGGTCTGCTTGTCGTAGGCGTACATGGTGAGCGCGTGCGGAGTGCCGTTGATGTAGACGACCCCGTTGTCGGCGGCGACACCGACGAGGGGGCCGACGCTCGTGTTGATCGTGACGTTGCGCAGCATGTGGCTGTGTCCTTTCTGCTTGGCTTACTTCTTGAGCGTCGCAAACCAGGTGGTTTGGCCGTTTAGGAGCGGCTTTGCCTGTGTCGCGTCGAGGACGGTGACGGGTGGGGGGGTGCGGTTAGGGCCGGGGCTGCTGGCGGTCGCTGCCGCCCACGCTGCTTGGTAGTTGTCGTCAGGCTGGCTGGGGGTGCGGTATCCGGCGACGTAGAGGGTCGGGGTTGCGCCGAGGGTGGCGAGGTCGAACATGGACGCGACGGGCGTGGCGGGTGTCTGGTTCCATGGGTAGACGAGAGCCGTCATGTCCCACCCGTCGGGGAGGTTGCGGACCTGGAGGTGGTTGTCTGCGTCGAGGCTGCGGAACATGGCCTCCCATGTGGCCATGGAGGCGTTGGCGGTGACCATGTTCGTCACGTTATCCGCGTCGGGGGTTCCGGCGCTCATGTGGGCGACGTAGAGGACGGGGGTCGCGCCGTCGGAGAGGAACACGTACCCGTCGAGGCTGGCGGGGCAGTCGGTGGGGGTGTCGGTGAGTGTGGGCGCGTAGGCGACGGGGTAGATGCCGGTCTTGATGTACTGGTAGCGGCTGGTGAGCGCGTCTTGGACCTGTGCGCGTTGGGAGAGGCAGGTGTCGTGGTAGGTGACGTTGCCGGTGTCCCAGGCTGCGCCGTCGGGGAGCGAGGGGAACAGCGTCCATGCGGTCTCGTCGGCGTTGGCCGGCTTATCGGTGCGGGTCTTGTCGAGGCCTCGTTCTGACCGGCGGGTGATGTCTTCGACGCGGGATTGGGCTTCCTGGTATGCGTCGCGCTCAGGGTTGAACGCTCCGGCCAGGTGCATCACGATAGCGACGATGACGACGGCAAGGAGGATGAGAGCTGCGGGGATCGTGAACACCGCGGTTGTGCGGGCTTTCTCCTGCCCTTCCTCGCTCTCGTAGTCCCAGGAGTCGATGGCGGCTTCCGCACGCTTGTAGGGGCTGCGGGGGAGTCTCATAGCGCGTCTCCTACCGTCTCGTACTGAGCGTCATACTCGTCCGTGGTCATGACTTCCCAGTCACCCCACCCGTGGGGGCCTTCGACGATCACGGTGCCGGGGCGCGCGACGAGGCCCGTGTTGTGTCCGAGCGACAGGTAGAAGCCATGCTGGTCACGGTTCAGGGTGAACGACTGATAGTACTTCTCTGCAAGTTCTTCGATGGATGCTTCGGTGACGAAGAAGGCCGTGTAGTCGGCATCTTCACGTCGAACTGCGTTCACCACGTGGACCGCAGGACGGGCGACTTGCGGGTTAGCGACGGTGAGGAGCACGTCGGCGTGGCATGGCTTGCCGCTTGGACACCAGCACATGAGGTCGTGTCCGGCGAGGCGCTTGCGGGCCTGGCGCGCGACTGCCTGCCCCTCTGGGGTGGAGCGCAGCCATTTGGAGAACAGAGCGACTGCCTCCTCGTGGGTGGCGACGAACCCCGGCTGTGGCGCTGCTACGGGGTCTACCTTCCACGGGTTGCCGTAGATGCTTCCCCTGCCGACGTAGACGGCCCCGGCGGGGGCTTTCCATCCGCGAGTGCGTTGGCGCTGGATACGTTTAGGACTCATAGTGTGTCTCTTTCTATCGGGGCGTTGACGGCTCCCAGGTAGCGGGTGATGAAGCCTCGGTGTTGGGGGTGTCGGGTGATGAACTCCCAGAGGTTGCTCGCTGCTGCCGGGTGAGTGGAGGCGTTCTCGATCATGACGGTCAGGTTCACGCCTTCGCGTTCGTACCGTTTGGTGAGGGCCTGCATCTCTCGGGCGAGTTCCGCGTCCTCGTCGTAGATGCCGAAGTGTCGGTCAGGCTTGTACGCTTCGGGGGCGCGGTTGATGAGCTCGTGTTCTGTGAGCCCGTATGCGGTAACGGCGAGGGGACTACCGTCGCTGGCGTGATCAGCTAGGAGGGGGATGTCGCGTTGCCACATGCTGCGTTGCCTGTGTCCGGCGTTGACTGCGACGGTGCGCGAGTAGGCTGCGGCGTTGAGCTTCACTGCCTTGTCGGGGTTGGCGAGGAAGCTGGTGATGATCTCGACGGTTGGAACGTCAACATGCTTGGCGATGGTGTCGATGTCAGCGAAGATGCCCCAGACCTGGTGGTGGCTGGGGCGACGCACGCGGGGGAAGTACTTCACGCTGCCTTCTTTGCGACTTGCTTGAGGCGTTGTTCGCGCAGGAAGTCCTTGAGCTTGGCCAAGTCGTAGTACGTGGCAGTCTCGGTCTGCTTCACGAGCCCTCCCCCATCTTCTTCGTAGTGGCATCTACCGCAACGACTGTGGGGCGCGCGCACGCAGCTAGGACGAATAGGTTCACTCCGGGGATGATCGACAGGAGCGATAGCCCCCAGTGGTAACCCGCGTCAACGAGCCTGCGACTTGTGGCAGCGAGGAATGGGAACGTCTGGACGATGAGCCAGACCGAGAACCCAAGAATGAGGGGGATCGCTCGAGCGATGGCCTCGTGGCGGTTGTGGAAGAAGTCGCCGCGGGTGGTAGCGACGTAGATGAGGCCGGTTGTCCACCACCACCACACGATCAGGGTTGTAGCGGCGTAGAAGCCTGCGGTGGGCCAGTAGTCGCGTCGGCTCATGGGGGTGGAGAAGTCGAGAGCTTGCGTGTAGAAGTTCTTGACGATGGAGCCAGCGCGTTTGAGGGCTGGGGGGATGGGGATGTCGGTGATCTGAACGTCTGGGTCGAGATCGGGGTACTTTGTCATGGATGTGGTCTTTCTGTGCTGTCTGGCTGGTCGGGTTTGTCGGGCATGATGCTGACGTACTCTTCGGCTTCTCGTGGCGCGTTGAGGAGGGCCTTTGCTTTCGGGTTGGCTCTGATAGCTACTTCGACGACGGGCTGGGGGAGGCGGTCGATGCCTTTCCACATGAGAGGACGGATCAGGTTCCGGTACTTTTCGGGCTGATGGCCTTCCCAGAGGATGCGCGCGATGATGGGGGAGCGCACCTGGAAGATGATCGGGTACTGGACTTTCTTCGCGAGCGCCGGGAGGGCGAGATTGAGTTTCGCGAGGAGTTCCCCAGTGCGGCTGATGTTCTCAGCGACAGAGGGGCGGTATGCGCGCCACCAAACCGGCTCCTTAACACCCTTGATGAACAAGGCGACGCATGTGTGCCCGGTGGCGTTCGTGTAGACGCTGATGATGTTGCGAGGGGTCTTGCGGGGGGTAGTCACTTGGTCTCCAGTTGCTTCCAGGTTGTCGCGAGGTCTTCCTCGAACTCGAGGAGGGTTTCATACACGCGGCCAGCGTGCAGGGATACCGTGTCGTTGGGGATCGCGAGGCGGGCCTGCACGTAGGGCACGCCACCATCCTTGAGCGCCCTGTACGATCGCTCGAGCGGCGCATCCTCAACGAACAACGCTTCGGCTTCCTTCGCCCCTACACGTGGCAGATGCGGGAGGGCAACGAACTCAGCCGGTGTTAGGTCAGCGGTTGTGACTGCTTCGCTGATGTCGCCTGCGAGTACAGGGTCCGCGCCTTCGTAGAGAGGTTCCCCTGGCTGCACGGTGAGGATTGAGAGCGGGTTGCGAGTGCCTGTCTGCTCGACATACTTACGCACGTCGTCAGGGCTGACGTTCGTCACACCAATCTCCCGAACAACGTGGTAGGCGTAGTCCTCGATCTTTGCAGGGCAGCGCGGGTTTACGCAGGTGACCGCTGCGAGGTCAATAGAGGAGGCGAGGGGCCACTCGCATCGCGGACACTGCGAGGGGAGGGCTGACGCGAGCTTGGGGGCGACGCTGCGTAGACGTTTGGCGACCTCAGTGATGAGGGGCACAGGCTCACTCCTTCCTAGGGAATGTTTTATTACCCTCATAGTTTATCGCATTTTGAGGCAAAACCACGGGGAAGTGCCCATTGTGAGCGTGTTTCAGGGTATGGAAAACCCCTGCCGTTCCCAGAGTGAGATACGGCAGGGGGTAGTGAGCTCAGAGCCAGGATGTTGGCAGGCCTCGCCTGGCGAGCTCATGCTTGATGCGGTCGGCGACTGCGCGTGCGCACGCAAGCTGTGGGCTGTCCGCCCCGTAACGGTCTCCGATGTCGCGGAGACGGTCCTCCATGCGCATAGGCGCGCCGGTTGGGGAGGTCGTCATGTCGGCGGCGTTGACGATCAGGAGCTCATCATCCATGAAGCCGACAGTCGGGTCTCCGTGATCGTAGACGGCATCTATTTCAACACCCAGGCTGATAAGGACGCTACCGCCCGCGTGAGCATGATCGTCAGGGTCGAAGGCATATCCAACATCGTGCAGGAGTCCCAGGACGTAGAGCTGGCGGGCCTTGTTTTCACTCTTCCCGAAGATGGTCTTGGCGATTTTGTAGGCACGGTTCGCCGTAGCGTTCATGTGGGCGAGGCGATCGGATGTAAGGGGCGTGAGGGTGGCGGTCATGCGCGGGATCCTTTCAGAGGTTGATGTGGGCGCGGATGTGGTTGAGACTGACGGGCTGGTAGGCCCATGCGTCTACTCCGACGTTGATGTCGAAGCGTCCCCATTCGGGGCGGGTAGGTGCTTGGTCGTGGGTGTGGCCGTAGAGGAGGATGTGCGTCTCGTCGCGGGTGAGCGAGTTACCGTAGAGGACTTTCGCGTCGAAAGCGTTGGACGAACACTCGGCGGGAACACCTGTGCGGGCAACCAGGTTGGCAACCTGTCTGGACGGATAATGCGACAGAACGAGCGTCGGCATGTCGGCGACCTGGAGGACCATCGAGTCGGTGATCGTCGAGAACACTTCCGCGAGACGCAGCGTCGCCCACCTGGCCTTCGGGTCATGGTTGCCGCGGACAAGGTGCATGTGCCGGTAGCCGACACGCCTAGAGACCGGCTCTAGGAGTGTGACGGCATGGTCAATATCGCGTTTCCTGCCGAGCGAGAGATCTCCGAGAACGTAGAGACTATCCCCGGATTGGAGGCAGCGTAGGAGGTTGCTGACGATCAACTGGTCGTGCTGTTCGACGCTGCGAGCGCCACGATGCACGATGGCGACGTTCTCGTGGCCGAGGTGTAGATCGCTGGTGAACCAGTGCGTCATGAGCGAGCGCCTTTCGTGCTTTCGTATGCGGCGATGATGCTGTCGCGTAGGGCGGTGTAGAAGTCTCGGTTGATGGGGTGGTAGACCTCGTAGCGTCGCCCTTTGGAGTGGTTGTACTGTGAGGGCATTCGGAGACTGTAGGTCGAGTCTGGTTCTCTGATGAGGCGCATGTCTGTGATGACGAGGAAGTCGCCGATGTAGGCAGCTGCTTCGCACAGGAACCCGCGTGTTGTGTCGTTGGGGATGTGGGTGATCTTCACGCGCGTGATTTCGGGTCTCATAGGTAGAGCCGTCCTTGTCTGCTGACGATGTTGCCGACGCGGATCTGCTTTTCGACGGCGGCGCGGGGGAAGTATCGGATGGTGTCCTCAAAGGTTGCGCCGGGGTGGGCGCGTAGGAACTCGCTGATGGTGACGGGCGCTTCGTACACGGAGTCCGTGACGGCCCCTGTAGGCGCGTGTGTGGCGCGAACAGGCTTCGCCGCTACCACTGCCACTGGGCCTTTGGTGCGCCCTGCGGCACTCTGTGGGGCTTGCTGATTGCGAGGGCGGCGATCGCCGCCAGCGTCACGACGAGGGGTCTTGCTGCCCGTCGCCTTGGTCTGTGCGACACGGCTGCGGGTGGCCTTCCGGTCGGGAGCACTTGGCGCTGGCCGTTGACGGTTAGGATCAGCACTCATGGCCTCCAGTTCAGAGTCGGGGAAGCTACTGACGAGAGCCGTGAGGGCATCGCCAGTCAGGGGCGCTTCGCCCTGGATCCGTCGTAGCGGCTCGATGTACTCCGAGCGGGTGGCCGGAGTGATAGGGCGCGGGTGGGAGAGAAACGCGAAGCCTTGCTCTCGTTCTGTCTGCTCGAACTCGTCGAACATCTTCCGTATGAGGGCTTCGTAGTCGCCGGTGCCGATCACCCGGTTCTGGTGGTAGGTGGTTTGAGCAGCTTGTAGCTGCTGTGCGACTTCGGGATCGATGTCCAGGATCATGATTCGCGCCTCCTAGAAGGTGTCCCAGAAGGACTCGTCGTCGAGGTTAGCGCTTTCCTCGGGAGTCAACGCCGGCGGTTCTTCTTCCACGATCGTCCACGCGCCGTCAGCCTGCTTGTCGCGCGCATCTAGCGTGTCTGGTTCTTGCGTATCGGGGATTTCGGTGACAGTAGGTGTTTCCGGCATGGTATCCACGACGCCCGATGTTTCTTCTGGATCCTTGTCTCTGAATGCGCCGCGGATCGAAGACGTACGTTCCTCGCGGTTTTCGTCAGATGTCTGTCTGTCCTTGACGCGCGAGAACAGTGCTGCTGAGCTTCTACGTCGCTTCCCCCCGGTCTTACGAGGTGCCGGCGCAGGCTCTTCTGAACGTCCGAATGGGGCTGCGTGATGCTGCCAGCGATCGGCGGTTGACGGGGTTGCAGGCGTGTCTGGTTTTTCTGGCTCTTCGGCGGGATGTACGGGGTCGAGTTTGTCCCAGTAGCGGGCAATGTAGGACTCGAGGCGTTCCATGCCCTTCGTGTCGGATGCGAGGACCGCTGCTCTCAGGTACGTGGGTGTGCCGTCGTTGATGTCGGCGATGCGTACTGCCACGTCGCCGGCGTTGGCTAGCTTGTAGGGGAACTCTCTGGCTGAGTTCAGGCCGAGGTTTTCGGCGGCGCTCGCGTCGCTGGCTGACTTCGCAGTGATGCGCACGGAGATCAGCTCGGACACGCTCTTGGGGATCACGTCGTTCTTCACTCGGTGTGGGATGAAGATGGCGCGCATACCCAGGGCCGGGAACTCGGACACGAACCGCTCGATAAGCTCGCGGTATTCGCGAGCGTCTTCCTTGCCCATGGCGTTGGCGAGAGACATCATCTCGTCGAGGACGACGTACAGGAATGGGAACTCGACTTCGGGGTGGTCGCGTCGGAACTCGAGGACGTTGACGTACCCGTACTGCTGCATGATGTTCTTGCGGCGGGGGGCTTCGGTGTTGACGAGGTGACGGAGCATGTCGATCACCGAGTCCACGGTGTACTCCTTGCGGCGCACGTGCGGCATGTCGTAGTTGGCGTACTCGCTGATCTGGTTCTTCGGGTCGCCGATGTAAATGTGCAGGTCGTTGGGGCTCATATAGGCGCACATCTGGTTGAGGATGAGCTTGACGATCCAGGACTTTCCGCTTCGTGGCTCGCCAGAGACGACGATGGCGGGTGCCTTGAGGAGGTCCACGTACTTGACCTTGCCTTCGCCGGTGGTGCCGATAACGACGGGCATCTCATTCTTGGGGTCACGCACGAACGTCTGCGCGTCGGGGGATGAGGCGTACATGTCAGCAAGGGAGATCATGCCGATCTTGGCTCCCTTGTAGACGCTGATGAACGCGCGAGACCCGGACTCGGCGCTGGTGGCGTAGGCGTTGGGGTATTCGAGGTTGCCGTCGTCGTCGTACTTGTAGGTCTTCGCGATTTCATCGGCAATCGCCTGAGTCTTCATGCGTGGGGTGCGGTTGATCGTCAGATTGAACATGAAGGGGTTTTCGGAGGCATCCTCAAGGTCGGGGAGGAGATCGTCGCGGGTGCCTACCTGCTTGGCTGCGTCGCGGATGAGCTCAGCCCAGATCGCCCACTCTGCGCTGCCTTTACGGAGGTTGCGCATGTCGGCGAACTTAGGGCTGATCGACGGCAGGCCCTTCGTCAGGGTCTCGTAGATGAACTGGCGAGTCTGGGCGCCCTTCTGCATGTTCAGGCTCTCGAGGTCGGACTCGAGGGAGTCGTAGTCCACTTCCTTGGCGGGCTCCTCGTCGGGGATGAGGTCGTTCCAGTCCCAGCTATCCGATTCCTGCTCAGGCTTAGGTTCAGGGTCGGGGGTGTTCGCGGGTTCTGGCTCGTCGAACACGGGAAGGGGCTGAGGTTCAGAGACGGGGGCAGGTTCCGGCTCTGGGGTCGGGCGACGTAGCTGCTCGCGCACGTCGTCTTTCTGGTCGATGAGGTAGCCGCCGGTGAAGGTCGCGATACCGACGAGGGCGGAGACAGCTGCACCGACCAGAATGTAGTAGCCGACGGTGAGTGCTGGCAGGAAGTTCGATAGGAGCCACATGCCTGCGCCTGCCGCTGAGACGACGCCGCTGGTCTTCATGGTGGCTGCACCCATGCCGCTTACGGATGCTGCCGTGTGATTCTTTGCTGCGACAACGGCGGCTTTCGTGAACTCGTAGGAGTTGCGTCCAGCTTTCGACGCTGCCTGATGTGCGGCCTGGCTGATCGCCTCGGATGCCGTCTGCGGCTGCTGCCCCTGCTGGCCGAAGGACGCGGGCGGCGGTCCCTGCTGGCCGAAGGATGGAGAGAACGGGTCAGCGGACGGACCCCCGAACGGCGACGGAGCGGGGGAGCCGAAGCTGGAGCGGGAGGATCCGAAGGGGTCATTGCCGCCGCCACCGAAGGGGCTGTCGAACGAGGATGAGCGTGACGGGCCACCGAAGGGATCATCGAAGGAGCTGCTGGACGGGCCGGAGTCCATACCCCAGATGGACTCGTCGCCCATGCCGGGCGCGAACTCGGGTTCTTGATTGCGGGCGTTGAAGCGTGCGAGCGCGTCGTCGCCGTTGGTGGGGATGGCCATAACCGTTCGGCCTTTCTGTGAGGGGATTAGCGGACAGTGATGAGGGCGATGACGAGGGCGACGGCTGCGACGATGCAGGAAATCGTGTGAAAGCCGTTGCGGTACTTCTCGTCAAGGTCTTTGAGGGAGTGAACCCAGACGTTGCTGAGGATCAGGAGCATGGTGAGGATGGACCAGATCATCGGTTCGCATCCTTGTACTGCTCGCGGATGTAGGTTGCCACGTCAACGCCGTCGGTGTTGCGCAGGAGGTTGTCCAGGTCTTTGTCGATGGAGACAAGCCACCCGCTGTTCTGTGCGGGGTAGCGCTGGACGGTGAGGTCGAACGTCACGTCACGCATAGGTGCATCACCGTCTTGCGGGCCGGTGGTTTGGAGGTGATCGACGGCCTGCTGGTAGGAGTTGGTGATGTACGTGTAGACGTACTGGTCGCCCTTACTTGTGTCGGCCTCGCCCTTGTTGTAGTCGCGGAGGTTCTGGAAGATCGTGTCTCGGTCCTTGTTCCAGAAGGTTTTGTTGGTGAAGTCGAGCATCTTAGCTCGCACTGTGTAGACCTGCTTGTCTGTGGAGAAGTTCGCGCCGCGGGTGACGGACTGGACTTGCAGGGACAGGAGGCCGAGCCGGTAGCGGTCGCGCTGGTACTGGTCCTTGTAGTCGGTACTGGAGGCCGTGTCGGTGTCGAAGAAGTCCGCGTAGGTCGTCGTGACGGATGAGCGGCGCGAGTTCGCTTCGGCGGTGGTGAAGTCGAGCGTGTTGAGCGCCCGCAGGTAGGCGTAGGCCACCTCGTCTGGTGGGGTGTCGGGGTTGCCGAGGGAGAGGAGGGTACCGTCCACGTCCCAGATGAACCCAGGCTTCGGAGTACCGTACTTCTCTCGCAGGGTGGGCTGCTGGTTCATGAGGAGCTGGTCAACGCCGTCGGGGCCCGCAGACTCGGACGCGGATGGGTTTGAGCCGGACTGTGCGAGGGCGCGAACCCGCTCTTCGTTCGCGCGCGCGGAAGCTGCGGAGTGCGAGAACCAGTAGACCACGCCGATGATGACAACGAGGACCACGGGGAGGATGATCTTCCACTTGGTGCGCACGAACTTAATGACGCGCTCAAAAGCGGTGAGGTCTTCATCCTCGTCACCCATGTTGCCAGCCACTACAGGCTGCTGTGGGCGCGGCGCGGGACGGGGGGCTGGCGCGGGGGCCTGCGGGCGCTGTGGTGGGCGCTGCTGACCGGAGGGGGAGGCCGTAACCTTCATTTTCTCTCCCTTGATTCTGGTTCTAGCTGGTTAGTTTAGGAGGGCTGAGAAGTCCCAGCCGTCCGAGTCGGGCGCTGCTTCTGTCGGCGGCTCAACGGGGGCCTGTTGTGCGCGTCGTGAGCGTCGGCGTAGCGGTGGCCCCTGTTGTAGGAGATTGTCGATCTCACGCTGGAGGTCGTCGGGGTCCTGGAACGCTATTGCTGCACTCGAGGTCTCCTCGATGGCGTTGTCCTCGACGGCTTCGACAGAGCCAGTCTTGAACAGCTCGGACTGTGCGATACCGTCGGGGAGTACCACCTTTCCCAGGGTAACCTCTCCAGTGGATAGCTTGATAACAAACGCGCGTTTATAGGGCGATTCTGCGCCATCTTCGGACGTTTTGCTGGTCGCTGTGGCAAGCATGGTGAGTTCGTCCTTGAGGTAGCCGATGCTGAGCTTGTCAGCGATTTCGTTGCGGACGTTCGCGTCACGGATCGCGCCGATAGCGACTGACTGAACGTTCTCGAAGATCTTGAGCTTCGACCCTGCATCCATGAACATCGAGGGCTGGTTGCTGATGATGAGGTTGATGTCGCCCATCTTGCGGCCACCCGTGATAGCGGTACCGAGGATACCGGCGGCACTGGGGAACTCAGCCCAACGCTGGAGCTCTTCCCACACGGTGACGTTGAACTTGCCCTCGCGTTTGCAGGTCAGGGAGCGAACGTGGTGGATTGACGCTGCGGACAGCTGGGAGAGCTGGAGCTGCACCTCGTCCACCATGACGGTGGCCTTCGACTTCATGCCGAAGGAGCACAGGACGACACGGGCGTTGGCTACGTCTTCGGTGGAGACCCGGTTGGAGAAGACGCTGGCGCGGGAGCCGTCGGGCTCGAAGTACTCGGCGAGCTGGGCGCGTACAAACGTGAGGGACTTGATGTAGTCCTCGTCGCTGGCGCGGTAGTCGCCCATGTCAGCTCCGGTGCGTAGTGCTTCATGGCCGTCCTTGATGACCTGGTAGACGCTGTAAAGGGTGAGGCCCTTGCTGTTCTTCCAGGTGTGCGCGTCGTCGCCGAGTACGCCTGCGTCGCGGTAGACGACGCTGATGGCGTTCTTGAGGATGCTTTCGGCCCACTGGTAGGTGTGGAGGTGGGATCCCATGAGGGCGCTGAGATAAGAGAGAGTGTAGTTCACGCCCAGGCCGTAGGTGCCGTTCTCAGCGTCGATTGCGAGGTCGCCGGAGCTCATGATCTCAACGGGGTCGAAGTAGCTGCCCTGGCCTTCAGCCATGTTGAGGATGAGGCAGGAGTCGTGGTTGGCGTAGAAGCTGACGAGCGGCGTGTACTCATCGCCTTCCACGTCGTTGATAGTGAGTCGGACTCGGGAGTACTTCATGAGCTCGTTGAGGAGGTTCTTCACGAAGAAGGACTTGCCGCCGCCTGTTTCGGCGATGACGACGAAGTTTTCAGCGTCCACGTCGTTCTCGCGGAACTTGTAGAGGATCGGGTAGCCGGAGTTCACGTCGCGGGCGATGTAGGAGCCGTGTGTGCCGATACGGCCCTGGTCGTATCCGGTGAAGCGGGCGATGATCTCGTCGGAGAGCACGTTCTTTCCGACGCGACCGAAGGCCTTGCGGCTGTGGTCCATACTGAACGGGGAGAACGCGGCGGTGAAGTCGGCGAGGTGCTGGACGACGCGGTTGACGGTGATACCTCTGTTGGTGCAGAACTGTTCGATCTTCTCGAGTGATTCGTCGAAGTCTTCGCCGCGGATGCCCATGACGATTGCGTGGCAGCGGTACTCGAAGAACTCGAGCTGTCGCTCGGAGCTTGTTGCGTTGGAGAGGTAAACAACGCTTTCTTCGCGCCACTGGTCGCGTGCGAGGTCGGTGCGGTTCTTTTGGTACTCGAAGGCGTTGTCGCTGAGTTCCTTGTTTTCATCAGCAGTGTTCTTGTAGTTGTTCAGGAGCGCCTTGAGTTTGGGGTCTTCCCAGTTGATCGTGGTGGGGATGCTGTAGTCCGTGAAGAACATGCGCATCGTGGGATGGAGACGCTTGCGCAGTTCGGCGCGGAACCGCATGGGGAACGTGGTGCCGTAGCCGTCGAAGGACAGGAATACGACGAGGTTATCCTTGCCGGAGAAAGAGGCACGGTTGTTCGTGTAGAGGTTGTAGTCGCGCTCGGGGAATGTGCGCGAGTCACGCATCTGAGTGTCCGTCGTAAACACATCTGCCCACACGTGGTACCAGGCGATGCGATTCATCAGATCCCAGCGGCCCACTTTCTTGGGCCGTCCGGGTTCGTGGACGCGGCCTCCGAAAAGGAGGCGCACGATCGGGTTAGTCTTCTTCTTCGTTACTGCCATGGTCATGGTTATGTCTGTGTCCTTATGGGCGGGCGGCTACGCTACCGAAGCCCTTCATGAGGTCTTCGTACTGGCTGGTCAGCTGAGCGTAGGAGCTGACGCGACGGTTGGCGTTTTCTGGGTATTGGGTGAACATGGGTACGTAGGTGAGGGTATCCGCGTAGAGGGTGTGCGAGGTGATGAGTCGTTCCAGGGGGAAGTCGGTGTAGCCCGCGACGGAGCTGAGGCCGTTCGCTGCGTACACCGTCAGCGACGCGGAGCCAGTCACCATGTGCGAGGGACTGTGGACTGTGCGGTCCACGCAGATGACGGCGTTGTAGTTGTTGTCCTGGATGAGCTTGTCGTGCAGAAGCGCTGCGGTGGGTCTGCTCGTGAAGACCACGGGGGCGTGCAGCGCAGGGTCGTCGCTGGACATGGAGTCGTCAACCCAGGGGAACTTTCGATAGTGCGTGTGGGTCACTTCGGAGGGGGACTCGATGAAGATGAGGCGGGGCCGCATGTTGAGGCGATCTTGGAGGTAGTCGCGGAACCCGAGCATGAAGCTGGTCAGGTACTTCATGTGGCCGAGGTCTTTGACCCGGTAGATGGGCTTGCTGCCTTGGTAATCAACCGGAGGGAAGTTTGTGATGCGCGGTCCCCCGTTTCCGCTCGTGTGAGCGCTCTGGAGTCGAGCGCGAGCGGCCCTTAGCGTTACCTCAGACCTGCGCGCATGCTCTTTAAGGGTGGCGAGACTATCGTTCATGTCGCTGAGGATCCCGACGGACACCTCTGCTTGCTCACGGCGCTCTTCCTCGGAGCGCTCGTATGCGGCAACGACGTTGGATGATGACTCCGCAATGAGCGCAAGGGCTGCGCTCGGCAGAGTCTTCCCCTCGCGGACTGACTCGCGGAAGGCAAGCAGGATGTCCTTGTCACCGGATACGTCGTCGGCGAGTGCAAGGTCAGTTCCTGCCGTCAGGATGCCCTCGAGGAGGTCGGGGCTTTCGAGGAAGTAGGAGTCCGTGTAGATCGCGCCGTTGAGGCCTGTGATGGCCATGGCGAGTGCAGGGTTTGGATCGTCGTTGATGTAGATGAGCTGCGCGTCTTGCAGTCGCGGATCTTTTAGGGCGGCGATCGCTTCAGGCGCATCTTCTTTCGTGCCGTGGATGACAACAGCTTCGACGGTCAGTGCGCTTGGTACCGTCGCGAGGAAGTCTCTGACGGATGCGGCGATGAGCCAGTCAGGGAACCTGTCTGGCTGGATCGTCGTGGAGATGAGGGCTTTCATCGTCTGGGTCCTGCGAGGGCGTCGATCTGGCGGATGAACGGGTCACGGTCCCACATGATGCGTGGGGAAACCTTATTGAGGAAGTCAAGGGTATGCGGGTTTGCGCCGCCTGGGTGCAGCCACGCAGTCTTAGAGAGCAGGCGGCAGAGCTTGTTGCTGATCTGGTCGGAGTCGTAGATCGTGTTCAGGAGGGTTGCGAACCCCTCGGGCGAATCCTGCGGGGCCAGGAAGTGCACCTGGGTGGGGTGCGCGTCATTGAGGGCAGTCAGGAATGCCTCTGTCTTGCCTGTTGCCTCAAGGGGTAGATCAACGACCGTGTAGTCAAAATGGGGGATGAATGGGATGACGGCCTCGAGGTCGTCGAGGTTCGTGTTTGGGTCCTTTCTACCGTCCTTGTCTACTCTTTCTGCATTGGACATGAAGTAGATGCCGCCGTCGAGGAACGGGGAGCTTTCCTTCATGGATGGGCGTGTGGCTGCGAAACCGCCGGCGTTATCCAGGAACGCTAGGATTGGGTGTTCACCTGACTGGAGGTCGATGTAGAGGACGGTGTGGCCGCTCTGGGCGTAGGCATCTGCGAGCGCAGCGCTGCAGATGGCTGTCTGCTGGCTGTCAGCGGATAGGACGGCGTTGACGCGGGCCCCGGTGCGGAAGATCGGCATGTCTGGGTTCGCCGATGGGGTGAGCTGTGGGGCGTGCACGCTAAGCGGGTGGAAGTCGCGTAGCTGGGGTGGTGGGCAGGCTGCGAGGCGGTCTTCGACGGTGAGGTTTTCGTCGTCGAAGAAGCCGGTGTCTGCGTGGCTTGCGCCTGCTGCGCCGAGGCTGAGGATGTCACCGGGGATTGCGCTGGCGGCGCTGTAGGTGCGGTCATCGCGGATGGGCTGCGAGGTCAGGGTGGGAGAGGTGATGCGCGTGTCGGTGTAGGTGTCGGCGATGTCCTTGAGCGACAGCGTGAGGAGGTCCGCGAGGAAGGAAGCCTCAAGTCTATCTGACAGCGGAATGACGAGGCTGTGCGGGTGGTTGACGTTTGCTCGATACTGGTTGATGCGGTCCTCACGTGCCTTCTTCACGAGGGCGATGCTCTCGATCTTCTCGGCTTTGCCGAGGAACATGTTGAGGATCTGTAGGTTGGTGTCCAGGAGGTTGCCGGTACCAAGCGTGGTATCGCTGTCGAAGATGATGAGGCGGTCGATGCCGATGGCGCTTGCGTCAGTGCTGGAGTAGCGTCCATTCAGCTCTACAACAGAGTTGAACACCTCGTATGCGTTGGAGTCAACCTGGTTGCGCACGCTGCGCAGGAGCGCGTCTGCGGATGCCTTCTCAACGATGAGCGCGATGCTCATAGCTTTTTTCATCTTCTTATAACCTTTCGAGCGTCTGTTACTGGATGGGGGTGGTGGTGCCGTCGGCGTGGATGATGCGTGTGGGGCGCAGGAAGCGCTTGTAGTTGACCTGGCCTGTGGATTGGCGGATTGCGTCAGACGTGGAGAACTTCAGGAGTGCGAAGTACTTCTTTGCGAGGGCACCGATCTCGTGCGGGGGCATGTAGGAGGCTGATGCCCAGTTGGCCTCTTCGCACAGTGCAGTCTTGAAGGCGATTACCGCATCGTGCAGATCCTCGTAGCTGCCGGTGCCTTTGGTGGTGGCCAGAAGGTACACATCGCCGGGGGTGGTGGCGTGTTCTTGGAGGGCTGCGAGGTTTTCGTAGGTGGGGCGTAGCACGTCGTTACGCAGTGAGGGATTCTCGGTGTTGGCGAGGTCTTCGTTGAGTCCTTCGATGCGTTCGTCTTTGCCGATGCTGCCCATGTAGTCGATGTGGCCGACCATGATGCCGCGCCTGCCGGCTTCGCGCATCGCGTATGCGTACCCCTCGTAGTGGTCGAAGACCGCCTGAGCGGTGTCGTTTCCGACGCGGGAGCCTTTGTTGGCGTGGATGAAGATTCCCATGCGTCCGCCGGTCTTGAAGTAGCAGACATAGGGGGGCGTGTTCTCGATCCGGTAGATGCCCCAGATGTTGCTGGTGGCCATCTGGTAGTCGTTGGCGAGCTGTTCCATGAGGTCGGCCCGGAACTCGCGTTCCTCGAGGATGAGGTGCCGGATGATGAGTGACGCGACTGATGGGATGAGGACGATGCAGACGATCAGCTTGGCTCCGAGGCCCGCGCCTGAGCCGATCAGGTATGCGAGGTCCAGGAAGAGGGCGATTGCGCCTGCGCCTGCTGCCATGTAGAGGCGGTTGCGCCACCGTTCTTTGCCGTTCACTTGCGGCTTGTCGAGCGTTAGGGGGATGGAGATGGACTCGTCTCCCACCTGTGGCCGCATGTCGTTTCTGGTATTCATGCCCCTATTTTACTGTGTTTTTGACGGTAAAGGCTGGTATGTGGGTGCGTGTTTACCCGAAATGGACGTAGCCGGTAACCCACTGGTTGAGGTAGCCCTTCTGGAAGCCAACGTCGTGGGTTGCTGCGGAGGACTCGTCGGGGGAGACGTTGAGGCCGGTTGCGCCGTAGTCGGAGGCGTGGACGATCCACCCGTCGCCGACGTAGATACCGACGTGGCCGGGGCCCGTGATGATGTCGCCGGGGGTGAGGACTGATTCGTCGCCGTTGTAGGGGGTGGCGTGGGCGGCGAAGAAGGCGCTGTTGGCGGATAGGAGGCTGGTGACCTGCGCGGAGGATGACTGTCCGACGACGATGCGGTCCTGGTCGGCTCCGAGCTGTACGGGGTTGCCGGAGTCGTCCATGGTCCACCCGGCCATGAGGATGAGGGCGCTCACCCAGCCGGAGCAGTCGTAGCCGGTGGGGCCGCGGCCTCCCCAGTCGTAGGAGTAGTAGCCCTGTGCGGGGAGGTTCGCCATGGCGTATTTGGCGTTTGCGAGCATGGCGGGGCCGATTTGGCTGGGGGATGCTGCGACGGTGGGGACACCGTTGCCGCCGTCGTAGGCGTTGACTGCGGATGCGGCGCTGACGGTTGTCCCGTTCTTGCCGATGCTCATGACTTCGGGGGAGACCTTATCGGACAGGTTGGTGAGCCAGAACCAGCCGCCACCCGCGAGGACGAGTGCGGCGATGGCGAAGATCGCGAGGACGGTCACCCAGCCCATCATGACGAGGCTGAGGAGCGCATCGACGGCGCGGGCTGCGAACTTGATAACTCCGAGGGTCGCCTGTCGGGCGATGCGCACGATTTTGGTGGTGTCGCTGTTTTCGCTGCCCGTCGCCTTCGCTGTCCCCTCGAGGGCGGCTTTGGAGGCGACATCTGCTGTGGCGACGGCGGCGTTGAGGCCGACGCGAGCGGTGAGGGCGACGATCTTGAGGGAGATCGACAGGCACAGGAGGAGGAAGGAGAGAATCACTTCGTCTCTCCTTTCTTGGCACCCCCTGAGCTCTTGCCGCCCACGAGTTTCTTAGCGCCTGCCTTGATCTTGGAGTTGATGCTGGAGGCAGTGCTTTGAGTCTGCTTCTTGGACGACTGGGGCGTATCGGTGAGAGCATCGCGTCGGATCTTATCGGCGAGGTCGGAGCGTCCGAGCTTTTCTTGCATCTCGGCTTCGGCCTGTGCTGTCTGGATCTTCGTCTGGCGCGTGCTGGTTGCAGCGGCTTCGGCCTGCGCAGCCTGCGTCTTCTTGTCCTGTCGGCGCTGCATGACCTGCTGGCCTGCGTTGACAGTCCCGCCGACGGCGTTGGAGAAGCCTTGTTTCATTGCTGCGCCGATGCCGCCCACTGCTGCGATCTTCGAGAGGGCGCTGCCGAACACGCCGGAGACGCTGTTGTACGCAGCCGTGGCGTAGTGGCGCATGTTCTTGAAGACTCCCCGCAGGGTGCGGAAGTACAGGAGGGACACGATGACGTTGAGCGCGCAGATCGCGAGGAGCACGAACACCGGGTCGCCGAGACGCACGGATGAGCTGAGCTGTCCGGTCACTCCATCGACGGGATCACCCATGAGGAGGCTGATAGCCCACGTCATGCCGAGCGTGATGAGGAGGAACTTGCCCAGTGGTGCAAGGATCGCTGTGCGGGCCTTGGAAACCAGTTTCCCGTCGGTCGCTTGGAAGACGGCGGCGAGGAGGAAGGCGAGGGCGCACGCAGCGATTGCGAGGAGCGTCCCGTATTTCAGGAGGGGGACCACGTAGATGCTCAGGAAGTCCGTGATGATGAGCATGATGGAGGTCGTCATGGATGACTCCTGCGTGACCTGTTTATAGAAGTTGTAGTCGCCGGCCTCGAGGGCGTCCTTCTGGAGGCTGTTCGACAGTATTAGGCGCAGGTAGGAGTCGTATGAGAAGTTCTTGAGCTCGTAGGACTGCGGGTAGAGCTGCACGCCCTGCTTGAGGCCGAAGAACTCCGTGTCGGAGAAGGCCCGGTTGAACTCGAACGTGGTGAGCATTGAGGTCGCGCTGTTGAGCACGCTGTCCTGGAAGCTGTAGTAGTTCAGCATCTCGTTGAACGGCTTGCGGCTGTTCTCGAGGACGCTCATGATGCGCGATTCGACGCTCGTCAGGTCGGCCTTGGTGAGGCCGTAGGCGTTCATCTCTGATGGGGAGAACACCATGGGGCGCTCTTCTGGGTAGGAGGCAGGGTCGAGGGGGTCGGTGATCGTGTAGGTCTTGCCGTTGTGGCGGATCGTCTGCTGCTTGGCGTAGGAAGCATCGTAGAGCTGGTCCACCCATGCCGAGTGCATGTTGGCGAGCTGGGCAACGTTGACGTTCTGCCAGTACTTCTGTCGATTCTCAGGGTCGTCGCGGAACTCCGAGTCGTGGCCTGGCTCAAACGGGAGGTTCGGGTAGGTCTTGAGGCTGTAGCGCTTGTCGTACTCGACGACAACGTTGTTAGCGGCCTTGAGGTAGGGGATGGTGTAGGTGAAGAGTTCCTTCATGCCCAGGTAGTCCTTGAGCTCACCATCATTGTCGGCGGTCTCTTCCTCATTCTCACCGGAGGCATTGTTATAGAAGAATCCCTGGTTGGGCTTGTTCAGGAGCATATCCTTGTAGCCGCCGGACGCGCTGTTCTTCGCGGAGAGGCCGTGGTCGTAGGTGTACCAGGAGAAGTGGTAGTACGGGGACTCGGATGCGAGCGCGAAGGCTCCCAGACCGTTGTAGTCGGCGTCCGTGTAGGTCTCGTCGTCGGGGTTGTATCCTGGGGGGTTGGCGTTCTTGATCTGTTCGCGCGCGGACTTGCCTTGTGTGTAGGTGCCGAGGCTGAACTGGTAAGCGCCACCGGGGATTCCTACGTGGTCGTTGTAGGACAGGTTGTCGAGCTTGTTCACGTCGGCGAAGTGGTCGGCGACGATCTTGCTGGATAGGACGGGCGTGATGTAGGCCAGGGTGGCTGGGTTGGAGTCGCCGGTGGGGCGGTTCGCGAAGCCAGATCCCATGTAGGTGTCAAGGTCAGCCTTGTAGTTCTTGTAGTTGTCCTTGAGTCCCTGCGGCCAGGTATCGGTAGCTGGGTCGGTGTTGACGGTGGCTTTGCCGTCGCCGCGGGCCGCTACGCCGAGGTAGGTGTAGCGGGAGGCGTTGGAGATGTCCACGTAGGAGCGGTACAGGTACGTGGAGTTGGGGTCGTCGAGGTAGGTTTCGCCGCCGTAGGCCTGCTGGGTGGCGCTGTTGAGGAGCTTGGAGAGGCTGGGGCTGTTTTGTGTGGCGTTGGCGAGGTCTTTGCCGTATTCGACGGCGGTGCGCTTCTTGGGGGACTGCCACTTGAGGAGGATGTTTTCGCCGCCTCGGTTGCTGATCGAGTTGGCCTTACCGTCGGTGCCGTCAGACACGAAGGATCCCATGTCGGCGCTGTTGTTGAACACGGTTTGCAGGTAGTTCGAGTAGTCGTCACCTGCTGCGGCCTTGTCGATCTCCGTGGAGTACGTCTGATGGGTGATAACAGCCCAGTACGTGAATTTTTGGCTGTAAACGGCGTTGCTGAACCTGTTCGTCATGTCCACGACTCCGTTGATGACGGGGAAGATCGACAGGGCGATAATGACGAACACAGTGAAGGAGCCGAGCGCTTGCTTCCAGCTCATCATGCTCATGACGGTGTAGACGCACAGGACGATGAGGATGATGAGGAGAACGAAGACAACGTGGTCGTTGTAGGCCTTGATGAGGGTGTCGGTCCAGGACAGATCGTGCAGGTTGGGTGTGGACACGTAGCCGGCGAACCCTGTGTAGCGCGTGGTGCCTTGGACGATGCTGATGGCTTGGGTGCCGGTCATGTCGTCGTGCCAGCGGATGAGCAGGCCAGAGATCTTGCTTGTGAGGAGCTGGGCTGCGTAGGCCGTGTGCTCCCAGTTAGGGGACAGGAAAAAGTACAGGTAGTTGGTGATCGCGTCGGCTTTCTCGTTCTTCACCTGCGCGGGGTCGGCCTCGAGCTTCACGTCGGACTTAACGGCGGGGAGGGATGCGTTGTACTTCCATCCCATCTTCTGATTCACCTTGTCGTCACCGAATGCTGCCATGACGTAGCTGGCGTAGAGGCTGACGGCGGTGGGCTTGGGCATTGACGCTGCGGTCTGGGCGAGGTTCGACGCGGGGTCGAGGGCTTTCTGCCAGGCGTTTGATGCCGTGTTCTTGTCGAGGCTACCTGCCTTGGCGAAGATCTCACCGGAGGGTGCGGTGATCGCATCCTGGTACATGCCATCTTCGGGAACATCGCCCTTGAATGCCTGAATGTCGTCGAGGACGACCATCTTGTTGGTTGTGTAGACGGTTGTGGAGGTCTGTCCTTCGTGTGCGCCGACCCATTCCTTGTAGACGAAGGGGGAGCGTGACTGGTTGGTTTGCGTCGCGGAGCGCATGACGGCGAAGGCGTTCTTGTTATTGTCCCCGAACAGGTTATGCACGTAGTTGTCGGAGGCTACGCCTGCTGTCTTGTATTTCTCTTTGAGCTGTTCTTCGAGCTTTTCTTTGGTGGTTGTCCAGGAGTCACTGAAGAACCCGTCGTTGGCTGTGGTGTTGCTTGCGGAGCCGGGCTGCGTCTTGCCGAAGAAGCCTGAGATCGGCATGTAACCAGATCCGTTCGCATCGTCAAGAGCGCCAGTGATCTTAGTGGTGGCGTAGTTCGTGTTGTAGCCGCTCGCGTTTTCCCAGGGGGTCGTGAGTTGCTGCTCAATGTTCGACAGGACAAGGTTCTGGAAGTTCACCGTGTTGTAGGCGCTCGCGGGCCCGTACTTGGTGCCGGAGGCGTCTACCTTTGTCCAGGTGCCGGGGTTCATGGATGCGGGGATCGCCACCCACGTGTGGTTGGGGCCTCGGTACACGATGTCGCCGAAGGGGCTGATCGCCATTTTGCCGGAGAAGCTGGACTGGTCGAGGGCGGTGTCGGCGAGAGCTTTGGTTGCTGCGGTTGCGTCAACGCCGTCGGCGAATGCGTCGGCTTCACCTTTGGAGAGGTCCGCGTCGGCGGTGGAGAGGTCGAACAGGCTGGAGCCGTATCCGTTGCCGAGGTCGGCCATGGAGAGCGCCTGGTAGAGGGCGACGGTGGAGGGGGTGAGGTTTACTCCGGTGGGATCCCAGACGAACGCGGGAACCGTCTTGCCGTCCACCTGGTAGACGAGGGCGTTCCACTTGGCTTTCATCGCCGGGTCATCTTCCTTGAGGAAGACGTAGTTGGGGTTGGTGAGGCTACCGCCGGACACCATACGCAGGAAGGAGCGCCAGTCGGTCGGGTATGTGTCCTTGACTGTCCAGGAGGTGTTCTGGTCCCAGTAGTCGCCGTCGGAGTACGCGAAGGAGAGGTCGGTGCCCCCCTGCCAGACGTTGCCGATGATGTAGGCGGCAACCGAGTCGGCGGAGTCAGCGCTCATACCGACGGTGGACTGTAGGGCACCGGATACGGACTTCTGCGTCGTGTCTCGAGCGTCACTGTCCTTCTGCATGATCGAGCCGTTGTAGTTGAACTGGCTCTGGAAGGGGACATAGAAGTTCGACGCGAAGGTACCGAGGATACGCAGTTCTTCCGGCTTGAGGGAAGCTGCGTTGGTGTCTGCGAGCTTCTGGTTCTTCGCCAGGTTGATGATCGCAGCGGTGCGGCTCGTCGCGTTGCCGCCCGTGGGGGTTTTCTCGTCGGCGGCGAACGCTGCGGGGGCGACGATAACGCCGCTCGTGACGATGAGCGCCATGAGGAACATGACGATGCGGGGTGCTGCCTTCTTGATGCGGCTCGCAGTCGAGCGCATAACGCTGCGAATCTTCTTCATTTTGCTTAACCTTTCTTAGTTCACTCCGGCGACCTGGAGGAACCACCCCATGATCTCATAGATACTGCCGCTAATGAGGTAGACCAACACGATGGCGAGTCCCGCCATGACGAAGACTCTCCGTTTGAACCAGATCCACACGGCGGACTTGTTGCTGTCCATTTCCTCGCGCACGGCTTGTCGTGCTGCGGAGGAGATGAACCTGCGCGTGATGCCCTTGTCTGCATCGCCGACTTGGAACACGGGGATCGCGATGAAGGCCAGGTCGATGAAAAGGCTCGTCGTCACGAACACGATAATAAGGATCGCGACGACCCCCAAGAATGTGCTGAATGGGCCGGTGAAGGGCTTGAGGAGCGCCATGGCGCTGTAGAAGTTCGCGGATGCGTCAGTCGTTAGGTTGCTGACCGCTGCTGAGACCTTGCCGTCCTGCTGGCTGATGAAGCTGTAGAGCTTGGACTTGCGCTGCCCGCCGAGGCCGCTCTTGCTGGTGGCCGACAGTGCGGCCTGCATGAAGGTCTGCTTGTCCTTGTTGTCGAGCTTGTTGTACGTCGTGAAGTCGAAGCTGACAGAGCCTTCTTTGGCATCGTAGGCCATGATCTCAGGAGCGTTCTTGAGGCTCCGGTTCGCCTCGGTAACGATGGCGGAGATGTTGACATCGTTCTTGGCGATGTAGGTGGTGGCGCGCACGTTGTCGTCCGCGAAGGCTGGCCCGACGGAGAGGATGAGCGCGACGAGGGTAGCGAGGAGCGTCAGGAGCGCCTTGCGGGGGCCTACGAGTGTCTGCGTGGGGGTCATTGGGTCGATTGCCTTTGCGTGAGCGTGCGCGTGTTGTGGATGGTGATGAGGGCAGAGGAGCTGGCATGTGCTCCCCTGCCCTCGAGAGTTTCAGAAGAGGGCTCCGGTCACGAGGTCCATGGCCGTGCCGACAAGGCTCCACATGAGGTTGTAGGCGAGGAAGCACAGGGCAAAGCCAACGGCCAGGTACTTCCAAAACGCCTTCTTGAAGTAGAACCAGACGGCGTTCTGTCCGTTCTCCTCAGCTTCGACGGCCTTTCTGGCTTGTGTCGAGACGATCTTGGCGCTCGCCTTGCGCAGCGCACCGCCAGCTCCATTACCACCGTCGCCGTCACCGTTGGAAACGGCGTCAGAGAGCATCTGGAAGGCGGGGATGGTGATGTAGGCGAGGTCGATGACCGCGGAAATCGTCGTACCCGCCAGGATCAGGATAGCCAGGAAACCCAGGAAGGTAGACAGCGGGCCACTGAATGGCGCGAACCAGCGCGCACCGCCGTCAAGGTCGGCGTACACGCCGCGAGCGAGCGTTGAGGTCAGGAGCTTGGAGCCGAGGCCCGAGTTGGATCGGAGTTCCTTGAACCAGTTCTGCTTCGTCTCTGAGCTCACGCCAGCAGACTTGGCAAGGGACGGAGTGTAGTCCTGCGCAGTCGGCTCCGTGTAGCTGTCGGTCTTGGCCATCAGGTCATTAGCGAACTGGCTCTGCGCCGAAGACGTGAGTTGTTCGTAGATGGCCTGGTTGATCGTGCCCTCGGGCTTGATAATGTCCGAGCCGTTGACGGTGCCGCCGCCGCTGAGCTGGTAGGTGTTCCCAGCCAGATCCTTAGCGACGGTGGTACGTAGAGCCTTGTCGGCCTCCTGCGTGGCGTTGCCAGCGCCGTTGCCGTCGGCTGCGGGCAGCACGCCGACTGTTGTGGGTGCAGTGACGCTGATCGACGCGCTCGCGGGCGTAGTGACGGGAGCTGCTGTCGCAGCGGTGGTGGTGGCAACGATTGGGGCGATGGCCAGAAACAGCGTTGCGAGTGCTGCTCGGCCCATGCCTAGACGTGGGGTTTTCATTCTTCTTGGTGTCTTTCTGTGTCAGATGAGTTGGAAAGATGTGTATGGGGCGATTCCGAGCCTGTAGATCAGCCAGCCCAGGAGTCCCAGGTTGACTGCGTGCAGGATGTTGAACACGATCTTCTTCTCCCAAGTGCCACCAGTGGAGAAGAAGCCGGGTTCGCCCTTTCGTCGGGGTTTGACGTGAGGGATGATCTTGATACGTTCAGGCAGGATCTTCTTCCTGAGTATCACTCGGTTGATGAAGAGTCCCGTTGCGAACGGTAGTCCCTCGGGTGTGAGGAGGTCGAGGGTGAGGTGGGCGATGAGGCCCAGGATGATGCCGGTGAGTACGAGCTGGGTTAGTGCCTCCCCTAGGTTGGTCGTGAGCGGGTCGAGCTGGGTGAGTGCTCCGAGGAGGAGCAGGAACGGGAGCTCGCTGTGGGTTTGCCACGAGCGATGCCTACAGTCAAGGATACTGAGTATCTGAGCTGTCCGTGACTTACGGGGCGCTATGTCACGCAGCGGTCGCGTGAGATGCAGGATATGGCTGATTGTCCTGGATACGGGATCCTGGGAGGGAATCGTGTGGCCGGATCGTTCACCGACGAGCTTCACCTCGTCCCACACGCTGCCAGGATGATGGTCGAGGTCGCTTGCTGTAGACCCCCACAGGGCAAACGGGTACAGGACGACCAGTGAGGCGATGGGGGCCGCTTCGATGAGCGGCGCGTGGTGTGCTGCAAGGGCCGTGTAGCCGATCATGCACGCTGCTACGCCTCCGGCGCGGTGGGTTGCTCCCTGCATTAGGCTGTGGCCTCCTGTAGGTCGTTGAAGCGCTGGCGGAAGGCGGGGTTGACGCAGGTGCGGAACGTCGTGTCGATGCCTTCCCATTTGGCGACGGCGGTTGCCCGATTGAAACGGACCTTCCCGGTGTCGCTGACGTGTAGCGCGCCGATGCCGCGGAGGACTGCGCGCCCTGACGTGGCGAGCTCTCGGATGATGGTGTTCGCGTATGCGGCGAGAACCATGCGGGTGAGTTCGATGTCGTACCCGTAGTCGGCTGCGAAGGCTGTGTACTGGGCCTCGAGGGGCTTGCGCTCGCTGAGGCCGTAGCTGGGGGTGCCGTTGGAGAACTCGATGATGCCGAGGTAGCTGACGGTGGTCGGCTGGGTGGCGCTGGTTGCCTGGTTGGCTGTCCACTCGCCGTATCTGCTGATGACTTCGTGTGCGAGCGCGTGGCTGACCTGGCAGGTTTCCGCTGTCTGTCGGATGCGTGGGGTTCTGACGGTCATGCGAACTCCAGGGTCTTGATGGAGGCGCAGTACTTGGTGCGCACCTCCGTGTCCTGCCAGATGTTGTATGTGGCCATGATCTTGGGGTCGGACATGGCTTGAATGACGGCTGCTTCTTCTGCTGCGCGGATGATGTCGAACTCGAGTACGTCTCCGTTGGTGGGGACGTACTCCTTGAGCATGGTGAGGAGCGCGTCTGCTGTGGATGCAGAGACGCGCGCGCTTTCGGTGGCCTGGCGGCGGCTGTTGGGCATGAAGCGCTTTGTGAATGCATCCTTGAATGCGCCCATGGGCTTCCTTTCTGGCGGGTGAGGGGCGACGCTCCCTGCTGTTGTTTGGCGGAGTAGCGTCGCCCCCGTTGGCGTGTTAGAAGATCTGGGATGTCAGCCAGTAGATGATCTGGCTGATCCCGTTGCCGAAGGCGATGCCGGTATCGAAGAGAACCGGGGAGAGGACCAGGATGACGATTGCTACGCCGAGGAAGACGAGCTCGAGAGCCTGTTTCTGGAGGTAGTAACGGATCGGCGTGATGGGTTTCGCGCTGCCTCCAACCTGCTGTGGTGCACCTCCGAAGCCTCCTGGCATCATTGTGCCCATCTGGTTGCCAGAGGGGCCTCCACGTTCGCCAGACTCAGCCATCTCGACGGCCTGAATAGCGGTAGCGGGGACAAGTCGCATACCTTTGAGCCAGCCTCCCTGTGCTTTCGCGCCGCCGTTGGGGTTGCCGCCCATTCCCATACCCATTCCCATGGAGTTTGCGCCGGACTGGCTTCCGGTGCCGTTGCCATACATACCGCCTGAGAGAATCGTTCGGATGAATCCGATGCTGACGGACACGTAGAAGAGGCCGAGCATGTTAATGAGTGCATAGACTGCGATCAGGAGAGAGAGCAGCCAGCCAGTGATGAAGGAGAAGAGGGCGGCGGCTGGGTGGGCGCTCTCTGCGCCTTGCTTAAGGCTCTCGTCGTCGCTCCATTTAGGCAACCACTTTCCCTTGTCCTTCGAGTGGTCGGTTTTAATCAGGGGGTCGGTGCCTGGTGTGGTCACGTCAAGCTGCGGCTTGGATGGGCCGTTGCTGCCCTGTGTGGGCTGCGGCTGGTTGGGTGTCTGTTGTGTGCCCTGCTGGGGGAGGCCAGGGTTTTGCGTCGTCGTTCCCTGCTGGGTGGTTCCGGGGGCTTGTGTGGGCTGTGGGGTGGGCGTGTCGGTGTTTGCGTCGCTGTCGTAGGTGGCGACGACGCCCTGCGTGGGGGCGGCGAGGGCTGCGCTGACTGCTGTTCCGGTGGCTGCTGGGGCAACGATGAGGGCGCATGTCAAAGCGGCGCGTGTGATCGCGGGGGCGAGTTTCACGGCAGGTCCTTTCTTGTCTTGCGGTTGATGGGTGTGGGGTGAGAGCGTTGACGATCGCGCTGGGATGCGTCTTGCTCTGTCAGTCGCCCCTGTCACGGTAGAGTTCAGAGAACAGCTTCGTTAGCTTTGCTGATTCCTCAGCTGCCTTCTGTTCTCGGCTCTTCTTGGGGGCAGGCGGGTTGTCGGCGGCGTTGTAGCCGAGTGGCGCGAACTTGGTCCCCTCGAACTCGGGGCGTAGGGCCCTATAACCCTTGGCCTTGAAATGCTGAAACCCTTCGCTTCCTTCCGTCTGGACGTAGTTGAGGACTGGAATCTCAGGGTACAGACCGATAAGCGTCTTGGTTCCCATGATGCGGGTGTCGGGGCGTAGGAGGACTGCGCTGGGGCGACTGTCAGGGCCGGAGCCGCGGCCCCATCTCGCCTCGATCATGAGCGCCTGTTTCTGGCCAATGTCCGGGTTCTGGCCGGTGATGTGTGTGCCGACCTTTCCTGCGAATGCGGCGAGTTCCCCTCGTGTGAGGTCGAAGTCTGTGCCCGCTTCGACGTTCTTGTAGTGTGCAGGGTCTTCGACTGCGTAAGCGTCGCGCCGGAACTTGTCTCCTGTTCCGAAGTCTGGGATGCGCAGCGGGACGTTGGTGTGGAACCTATATCCGACGATCGTGCCGCGCTGTGGGGTGCCGTCAGGGTTCTTCTTACCGGGGATCACCTTGGAGGGATCGGTGATGAGACCGACAAGGTAGATCTCATCTGCGAGCTCCTTAAGATTCTGGGAGGCGGGGACATCTTCGATGTGCTTGAGTACGTCTCGTTTCGTCATGCCCTTCGAGCGGGCAATTCTTGGGGGGGTGATTGGTGTCGGCATGACTGACCTTTCGTGCGGAGATACTTTTCATGTGTTTATCTCCATTAAACCCTATGGGATCGTGTTGTGGTGTGTATGGCACTCGTTAGCGGACGATAGCAATGCGACCATCTTGATCGACTCGGTACTGAACGTCGATGATGGAGCCTGATTCGTAGGAGTCGTACTGGCTCTTAGTGACGACGTATGCGACGGTACTGCCCTGTGCAGCTTGGGGGATGTTGATGCGTAGGGTGAAGATCAGCTGGCCGTCGGCTGCGGTGATGTCTTTCCCGATGACGACGGCGCGCGGCGGCTCCCGCGAGGGGGAGCGAGCCCCGTGAGCATCCCCAGGGCCGAGGCACAGGATGGGTACGCCTCAGATCAGATCCTTCTTCTCCAT